CGCTTCTCAGCAATCGCCGGTACTTGATCGAGGTCAATGTCCAGCAATATGCCGCCGAAAGATTCAGACAGCCAGCCGTTAAGCTCATCCCTGATGTAGTGAATCATCGGGATTATCGTCTCTTCATAAAACGCTAGCCGAGCCTCCCGGTAATTGCTGTACGTTGAGTCGCCGGGTATGTTGAGCAGCAAGGGCGGCACGCCAAGGGCAAGCGATATGTCACGCGCTGCGCTGTACTTGGTCTCAATGATTGCCATGTCAGCAGGCGACATGCCCATTTGTGTCCATTTCAGGCCACCCTCAAGCAGCATCGGTCGACCGGCATTACGACTGCCCGTGTACTTCTCGTCGATCTCTGCCTTGAGCCGGTTGAACTGATCGGGGCTAAGGTCTTTGTCTGACTCCATGGCACCCGACGGGCTTGCCCCATTTTGTAGCAGAGCCTGAATGTGCTTCATTGTCTCGTTGTGCTGATCGACAGCGTAGGCACCAGCCTCGATAGGACTCATTCCGTACCAGTCATCAAGCGGGTTGAATGCCTTCAGGTGACGAATATCGCTGAGTCCATTAGATGTGTCAGCTTCCCACTCTGTCTTGTCCTGCCCTACCCGGTAAGTATAACCACCTGGGAACCCAGTCTGGCTTTTTTTAACTGTCATCCGGTCAGGCCGTAGTGCATACATCTCGCGCGGATTTGCGCCGAGCATTACTCGTTCGATGTATCCGTTGCCTGCTATACGATAGAAACCGACCAGGGCTTGCAGGAACTCATAGCGAGACTGCATTGGATTAGGGTTGTTAATCAGACGCAGGAATGGCGTGTCAGTTAGCTCCTCGCCGTTCGGGCGGCGAGCAATCCATGGGATAGTCGCAATAGCCTGGGCAGTCTTGTTGATAGCTTGGTACGCAATGACGTTTTTTTGATAGCCCTCGTCAGCGTATAGTCGATAGTCACGTGGAGTCCACTGGGCTTCGGGCATACCGCGATACATGACAGCGCCGGTGCGTGATTCTTTTTGTCGGAATCCTGATTTCATCCATCCAAACATAGTCGGCCTGCCTGTTTTCGTTACCTCAATTATATCCGTGTGTCAACGTTTTTACAATGAACGGATTGAGGGTCTGTCGATTGTGACTAAGTGAGGGCATGCCCCCATGATAAACGAGTCAGCCAAGTTGGGAGACTTGATGCTGCGCTTTGATAGCTGATCTTTGGTTTCAATCATGTCTAGCCCCCGTTTGCTGAAGCTTCGCCGGGGTGTTGATAGCTCTCTTTTAAGTCTCTCAAGGTGCGGAAGCTCAGAACTTATGCTAATCAGTTCGCTGGCCGGGTAGGGCATGCCCTTGTTGATTGCATTGTATGTGTTCCTTAGCCGGTCAGATACGTCCTGCCATGCCTGGGCTTTCAGGTTCTCGAATTTCTCGCCGTTCATAATGCCCGGTGCATACTCAGTAGACTGCCTGATAACAGCGCCACCAGCATTGAATTTGTGATATCTGTCATGCTTGCCCATCTCTTTGAGTGTCGAGCCTACATGAGCACCCACACCGATTGAGTCATATATCAGAGACCCCGATCCTACCTTTGACCATGCCCGCTTAGTTGACTGATTCAACTCATCCTCGGGTGCGCTCCATTCGTCTAAGTCAATGCAGACAGAGCCATTGAATACGGTAGTAGCGTTCTTGTCGTCGCCCGAATCTGCAACATCGTAGCCAACACTCCTGGCACCATAGAGATCCAGTTCTAGGTTGAGATGTGAGTCTATTGCCGCCTCAATCCATGACCGTTTGATGATTGATGATTCATCGTCAGTGAGGGGTACGCCTAAATACTCATGTTCATGCTCGTCCGGGTCTTCAATCTTCTTGTCTTCGATCACCGCCCTCATGGTATCAGACAGGAACGGGTTGTCAGGGTAGTTAATAAACCTCGTCCGGGTGTTTGGCGGTGGATCAATGATGAACCTTTGGTATATGAAATCAGTCATAAACTTAGGATTAAAGCTGATCCACACTTCTGAGCCTTGCTTCCTGATCGTTGGTTCCAGGATTTTCCACTGCTCTTTAGTTAGGTTGTGGGCTTCTTCAATCCATAGAATGTCCGCGCCTTCGAATGATTTGATTTCATCAGTATTGCGCTCAATGCCGTAAAACGTGAAGTTGGTGCCGTTTCCATGGTGTATTTCTGTTGCCTGTATCTCATAGCCCCGAAGATCAAAGTTTTCAATTTGATTCTTGACAAGGGTATAGACTGACTGTTTTATTTTATTCTGGAATCTACGAACACACAGAAACCTAGTCCTGCATTGCGCGCCGATAGACGCAGCCATCCCGGCATACTCCCAAGATTTAGATGACGCTCTGCCGCCGTACAGTACCCGGTTCCGGACTTTGATGAAATTCTCCGGGCATGGCTCACCATCAAACCAGAAGTCAGCTAGATTGGGATTTAGAGATGCCACTACTCGCTCGGCTGAGGCTTGCCATACATGCTGGCAAATGTGGGTGTCATGCTGCCGTCAGTGCTGCTGTGGTCAAGCTGCTGCTTATCGTGCCAGCTAAACCGGTTCTTCATGTTAAAGATCCACACGGTCGCATTGCCGTCTGCGCCAGTCGTCATTTTACGCCCCTGACGCTCCCACCAAACTTGGCATAAGTCTTGCGCTCGCTTTACGGTTCGCCGAAATTCTGCCGAATCTTCTAGCAAAGTTCCATATCCTGACTCGCCTATGCCAAGCAAGCACCGTACCTCAACCGCGCTCCCGCCTTCTTGTCCACAGTCCATGATGATCTGCTTCCAGTCTTGCGGGAGGTCTTCTACTGTTGTTCTTGGTCTGCCTACGGGTCTCGCCATATCAATCCTTACCCCGCTCTACTGGCCTAACATCCACGTTAAACACCGCCCGCGCATTCGGCTCAATCATCATAGCCCCGATCAGTTCTAATAACAGATTTCTCCTAGTATATCAAACTACAGGCCAAAAAAAACCCACTATATCAGTGGGCTAAGCTGGTCGGGGAGTACGCATATCCAGCAAGCGCATGACCCTATTGACGCCGGGCCCAGGCGTTGTTTGGTGGAGGTGTTCGGAATCGAACCGAATTCTTACGTGTTCCCGCGATGGGCATTCACGCAATCGACGCCATGTCACCCCCTAAGTAGTGCGCCGACCGAGTTTGCTCAATCCGCATAACGCACTATTCGGCAAACCACCAATCATCCCGGCAATCCGAAGAAGCGCGGTGCTGGTGGCCTGCCTACATTCATCATAGCTAAGATGTAAGGTTTTGCAACCCGGTCAGACCTTTTGTATCCCATGTTTTTGACATTACAAAGTTCCTCAGCCTTTCGGCATGCGTCAACTCTACATGCTCCACTATGTTGTTGATGCTATCGTACCAATCTTCAACGTCATTTCGGCTGTAAACGTAGAAATTAGTTGCAACACCTCCGATGGGTTTCATACCAACATCACTGCCCCGCTTGCACCTGATTTTAATCTTGCGGCGCTTTACCGCCTGGGGTACGTTCCGGTGATTTATGCCAATGATCTTGGCTACTTCACGGCCTGTTATCCATTCAGTCATGTTGCCTCTCCTGTGTTGTGGTTGGGCGCTTGATAAAGTTTGGGGATTCAAAATTATTAAAAGGCGTATCGTGATCATACCACTCAATGCTTTCATCGCCCCAAACCTGAACAGACCCTTTGTCTATTTTGTAATACGTATTGCTATTAGCACTGTAATACTCTGCCCCTTCCGGTGCTCTGTCCCATACGTCTGTCATCTTATCTATCCTGTGTTGCCCAGCGTACCGGGCGGCTGGCTTACATCTTAACGTCAGTAAAGGAAATAGATTCTAATTCCAAATCACCGGAATGGTTCTCACGCTCTTTGCGCTCTACTAATTCTTCAAGTTCTTCTTCTGTAATTGTTCCGTGTGAAATTGCTGTGACGCCTTGCGGTGTTGTCCAATAAAAATCGTAGTCAATATTCATGTTGTTCCCCTTGTTTTTTGCCCGTCTTATGCTTCGCGCATTTCGTCAGTGACAGCGCCGTCTAGTGCCGCCCGAATTGTATGCTCGTAAAACATACCGTCAATTGGCGCGCCCTCATCGTCGACAATGCCTGCGTTTTGTCCTTCAACGACCCCAAATTTGCCGCCGTGAATAAAAGAACCGTCATCTACAACGTCAAACCAGTATATTGTCTGCTCGTCCGTGT